GAGGATAAATAATGAGAATAACTAAAAAAAATAATAAAAGAATAGATCATGTTCAAAAAGGTTTAAAAGCAGATCAAAAAATTAATGGGACAAAAAGACCTTTAAATGAGTTTACAGAATTATGTATGCTTATTGGAGATCAATTTGATGATATGACTACATTTTCAATTAAACAGGAAAAAATATGCTTAAACCTAATATAAAAAAAATGACTAATAAAAAAAATGAGTTACCACCACCGCCACCTATCTTTGATAAAGATAAATTGCTCCTTGATGTTAATAATAAACTGGTGGAGAAATTAACTGGCTCCAAGTCTGTTAAATTAATAGATTTAAAAAATCCTAGACGGACTTGGATCAGTTATGAATATCATTTGGATATTATTTATAAAATAGGTAATGAACCAAAAGAACTTACGTTGTTACCTAATAATTTTTATGATAATAACCGATATGAATTAACCTTTGAAGAACAATTATTTAAAAGGTTATTAATGAAACAAAACAACCTTAATAAGGAGGAATAATGTCAGAAAATATGAAACTAACTATATTTGCTATAATTGTTGTAATATTAGGAAATGGAATTGCTAATTATATTTATTAAATTAACATAGGAGAATAATAATGACAATACTAAAAAGTAAAGTTCAAAAAGATGCTATTACTGACAGAATTAGTTCTGCTAGTGATTTTGCTTGGACAGGAGAAAATAGTTTTACTGTTCCAAGTTTTGATATGCCAAAAAATTTTGGTATAGGATTAATAGTTGGACCAAGCGGTTCAGGTAAAAGTTCTATATTAAAAACATTAGGATTATATGAAGAGGAATATATATGGGATCCCAATAAAGCGGTTGCATCACATTTTTCATCTTATGATGAAGCAAGTGAAAAATTATCAGCAGTTGCTTTAAATAGTATACCTGATCAACTTAAACCATATCAAACATTATCAACCGGTCAAAAATTTAGAGCTCAAATGGCTATGGCTCTTAAATCTGGAGCAGTGGTAGATGAATTTACTTCTGTTATAGATAGAAATGTGGCTAAGGCATTATCTAATAGCATAAGAAAATATGTTGATAGAAAAGACTTAAAAAATATCGTATTGGTTGGATGCCATTATGATGTTATTGAGTGGTTAAGACCGGATTGGATATTTGATACCAAAACTGGAATCTTAAGCACGGAAAGGTTAGCCAGGCGACCAAACATTACTTTGGAAATTAGAAAAGCCGACAAAAGTGCTTGGAGCGTATTTAAACAGCATCACTATTTAACTGCTGAACTTCCTGCTAATACTCCACATTGTTATTTGTATTACTGGAATAATGCATTAGTAGGTTATGGCTCTTTAAATGCTTTTCCTCATCCAAAATTAAAAGCTTGTTATAATATTGGAAGAGTGGTTGTGCTTCCTGACTTTCAAGGATTAGGTATAGGTTATCCCATATTTAAAAACTTGGCTCAGATTGCAACACATAATTTCAATCATACAACAGGCCATTATGGAAGATGTAAAGTTGTAACTGCTATTCCAGCATTACAAAATAAAATGAACAATGACAAGAATTGGCAATTTATAAAAGGATCTGATGTAAGAAAACCTCAGAAACCTAATGACAATTCTAGAAAATTTGGTGGATATGATGAAACATATTTTAAAAAGCATGAAAATCGTATTACCAAAGCATTTCATTATGTTGGAATTAAGGGCTTTGATTTAGAAAATCCCAATTTAGTTATTGATAATATATTAGAAACTAAAAGCTGGGTTGATAATAAAAACAGAGCACAAAATAAACTAACAGGTAATATAATAAAAGATTTCAGACCAACCATAGCTGGTGAAACTGATTATCAATTTATTATGGAAAGAAACTAATGATAGAAATACCAATGTGGTTATTATTTGTTTTAGTTTTTTCAATTGTTATTCTATTTGTCTTTAATCAAGATTTAACTGTAAAGATAAATAGAATGCAATTTGATCAAATACAAATAGGAATAATTATTAATAAATCATTTCAAGCTATAACGGAGGATATGGATCTTTTACATAAAGGTATTGATCAAATAGATTTAAAATATGATAAAATCTCATCTAAAATTAATAGTAGATAATACAGGAGAAAATAAATTAAGGTCTTTGTTAATAAAACAAAAAAAATTAATTAAAAGTAAAATACAATGTCAAGATCAAATTAAAGCTATGAAAGCATTGACCGAAATTTATGGATCTGAAATTACTAAAATAGAAAATGAACTATTAAGAATAAATAGGAGGAAAAAACATGTTAAAAGAACAGCTGAACAATTTAGAAACGCTAGGTCCAGTAGGAATAAAAATAAGAACTCAAATGGAGATGTTGTTTGATAAACTGTCAAATAAAACTAATAGCAATAGAAAACCAGATGTTATAACTGTTATTAATAATCATAAAATTGATTTTAATATAGCAATACAATTAAGTCATTCAATGATAGCAACTGGTGTATCTGAAGGACAAAATCTAACACAATTAGCTATTGCTATTGGTGATAGAATATTAGCTTTTTACAAAATAAATAAAAAGGCATCAATATCATTAAAGTTAGGTGTATTTATAATTAATTCATATAGCACATTATTTATGGTTGTTGTTAAATTAATTAGAGAATATTATCAACATAATAAAGTTAAAACTGTTTATAAAGTTTATGCAGGTAAAAATAGAAATGATCTTAGAAAATTAGTAAAAGAATTTTCTGAAGTTTCAGATCCATATAAACCTTTATTATCCCGGGCTCCTGAATGGAAGTTTGGTACAGTAAAAATAGATAATGGTGAAGAAATTAGATTAATTAAAAATGTTAATCAAGATGTATTAGCAAATATTAATGAATATAATACACCTATTGTATTAAATGCAGTAAATAAAAAGCAATCAGTAGCTTATTATGTAAAACCTGAAATATTTAATGTTTATCAATGGGCATTAAAAAATAATCAGAATTGTTTTGAACATAATTCAGTTAAAACAATATCAAAAGAAAGAGCATTGGCTAAGAAAAGAGAGGCTGAACAAGTGTTAAATGCGGCTAAGCCGTTTGTTGGAAAAGTATTTTATCAACAATATCAAGCAGATAACCGTGGTAGATTATATCCATTATCAGCTTATTTAAATGAACTTAATTCAGATAATGCTAAAGGTATGCTTTCATTTGCTGAAGGTAAACCATTAGGTAAAACTGGATTAAATCAATTTTATCATCATATAGCTAATATGTTTGGTGAAGATAAATTAGCACATGAAGACAAAGTTAAATTTGTAGAAAAAGAATATTATAACTTTGTTAAAATGGGTAAGGATCCCTGCAGTGCAAAAGGTTGGATGGAAGCAGAAGAACCATTTCAATTTTTATCAGCGGTTATGGAATTAGCTAAATTAGATGAACATTTTGTAGCAATGGGTAATGTTGAAGATTTTATATCATATACCATTTGTTATAGAGATGGATCTAACAATGGCTTGCAATGGCTATTTAGTTTAGCTAGGGATGATAACCATGCACATTTAGTTAATGTAAAACCTACAACAAATAATAAGCCAGGTGATATGTATTCACATGTAGCAGTTTCTGTTGTGGATAAAATGCATAAGGAAGCAGAAAAAGCAGATCATATAGCATTAGATTATTATAATTTATATTTTAAAGGTATAGAAAAACTTAGAAATAGGTTTAGAAATGCTGAATTAAATAATAATAAAAAATCTGAGCTATATAAAAAACTAATTAAATGGTATCAAAGAAGATATAAAAAGGAACTTAAATTAACTGATATTATTTATTGGGATAAGTCTAAATTTACCGTTAAAGAATGGCGTAAAATTGTTAAACGAAATGTTATGACTTATGGTTATAGTGCAACCAAACAAGGTATGGGTGAACAAATAATACAGGATACTAGAGATATAGATAATGTATATTTGAGTAATAAACAACATTCAGCGGCTAGGGCTTTAGGTGCTCTTGTTTATTTAACAATTGAACAAGAATTTCCTATGGTTTCAGAAACAATGAGATTGTTTAAAGATAATTGTGAAATATATATGAAAACTACTGGTAAACAGTATTTTCATAAAACATTAATAAGCAATTTTCCTTTTACACAAAAATATGTCAAATATAAACGTGGTATTGTATTTGTTCATGACGGTTTATATGTACAAAATCAAGATAAATCATATAAATGGGATTATCAATTAGAATTAATTATTAAAACAGAATTAGCAGTACAAAATATTAGTAAGGCTAAGGCTGGAATAAGTCCTAATACAATTCATAATTTGGACTCATTACATTTAATGCTTGTAATTGATAAATGTAACTTTGATATTGTATCAGCACATGACAGTTATGGTTCACATGCTTGTAATGTGGTTGATATGCAAAAATGTATCAGAGAACAATTTAAATATATTATAGACCAAGATCCACTTCAACATATATTAAATGAAACTGGAAATTTGGTACCTATGATTAAACGTGGTAATTTAGATAGTAGTGAAATATTACAATCTGAATTTGCCTTTGCATAACAATAGGAGAAAAAATGTTTGATAAATATGTATATCCAATATTAGAAAAAATTGGTGAAGGTATAGAAAAAATATACTGGTTTTGTTCTAATAACAAACAAGAAGTAACTTGGTTTAGTTTAGGTTTCATTGTTTGTATGTTAATAAATTTAATAATTTAGAGAGGAGGTAATTGTTATAATAAATAAATCACAAAAACGAGGTAATTTTATTGTTATTGTAAGAGATAATAATCTTGAAAAAGCACTTCGTAAAATGAAAAATAAATCTAGCAAATTAGGTATATTAAAAACATACCGTGAAAGGCAAAGATATGAAAAACCATCTGAAGTAAAAGTAAGAAAAGCTAAAGAAGGTAGAATTAATCTTTTTAAAGCTAAAAGATTAAGAGAAAAAAACTTATAATTTATAAAGCTTTTCCTAATTCTATGTCTTACAGAAAAACGTAAAGCTTAAGGCTTATATAAGCTTATATAAGCCTTAGGCCTATATAAGCCTTATAAGCCATAAATAAATATATATATAAGTATATAAGCCTATATAAGCCTAATAAGCTATAGGCTAATTTATGCCAAAGGCGTCAAAATACCTATTTCTATACCTTACAGACAACAGAGCGTTGTTGTATGTGGTCGAAAGTTTTAATAGCTTGTGACTTATATATTAAAATAACTTTAATTTGATAGGCGGTATAATTATGGCTGGAAAGGGCGGAGCTAGGCCTGGGGCTGGTAGGCCTCCAAAAAGTACAGTTGAAAAAAGTACCATAGATAAATCAAGTATAGATAAGTTAAAAAAATTAGGTATAGATCCTATTAATATATTAGTCAAAGAATTATCTAAGCTTAAAGGCAAAGATGATTTTAGATCACAAAATTTACGAGTTCGAATAGCTGAAAAGCTTTTGGAATACGGGTATCAAAAGCAACCAGTTGGTCAGGCTTCATTGCAACAGGCAAATGTGCCAATTTTAACTATTGTGCAAAAAACTGAACCAACGCTTAAACCCGCAATAGAGTTACAAAATAGTGAAGCTGTTATAGATCAAGGCGCAAGTAATGAAGACGAAACAAACTGAGAAAGTTTATAAAGTATACATCACATACTATACCGACGGTTCTTACTATATTGGTTTTACCGGTAAATACGGAACGGCATTAGCTACTTATTTTGGATCAAATATGATCAAAGATAAGCTGGTAAGTCATAAAGAAATAGTTTTTGAATCTAAATCAAAAGCTACGACTAAACTTTTTGAGCTTCTTTTACAATTATCCCGTTTGGATTCCTCTTGGTGTGTGAACAGCATGTTAAACGTAAGAGTTAGAAAAGAGCACATGAAGGACTTACCTAAGTTCAAATTAACTTTTGAAAACGATAAATACAACAATAAAGATAAACAATGAATATAGATAAATTAAGAGAACAATTAAAAATTGATGAAGGTATTAAATACGAAATTTATAATGATCATTTAGGATATCCTACATTTGGTATAGGTCATTTAATTACTGAAAAAGATCCTGAATATGGTAAACCTATTGGAACTAAAATTTCTGAAGATAGGGTAAATGAAGTATTTAATTCTGATGTTCAATTATATATTAATGAAACTAAAAAAATATTTTCAGATTTAGAATTTAAACCTGATTTAATACAATTAGTGCTTGTTAATATGTGTTTTAATATGGGTGCTCCAAGATTAACTAAATTTAAAAAATTTATTGCTGCAATTAATGATGAGCAATGGGCTGAAGCATCTGTTGAAATGATGGATAGTTTATGGGCTAAACAAGTTGGTTCAAGAGCTGAAAGATTAAGAGATATAGTTTTACAACAAGCTAATTGAGAGCATAATAACAAATCTTTGGATATATATTCTAAATATAGTAAATAAATATGAATCATAAAATAGAACTTTTCGATTTTCAACAGGAAGTTTTAATTGATCCGGCCAGATTTAAAATTATGGCTTCTGGAAGAAGAGTTGGTAAATCATATTTAGCAGCCGTTGCTGCATATAATCACTGTTTAGAAAAACCGAATAGAAGAGCTTTAATTATTGGACCCACTGTTTCAATGATTAGGGAATCTATTTGGCAAACATTAAAAAGTCTTGTTCATCCGGATCACATAAATGGTTATCCAAGAGAAATTGATTTAGAAATAAGATTTATTAATGGGTCCAAGATTACCTTAAAAGGGTTTGATAGACCAGATAGTTTAAGAGGTATTTCACCATCTCCTACATTTATTGTATTAGATGAATTTGCTTTTATTAAACAAAATGCATTTACTGAGGTTATATTACCTATGACTTCAGATCCACAAAGAAGAGCAAGTGTATTTGTAATAAGTACACCAAAAGGAATAACCAATGACTTTTATAAATTATGGGTTAAAGGTCAAGAAGATAAAAATGGTTTATGGAAGTCTTGGCAATTTACTGCTGAACAAGTTAGACCAGATATGAAAGAAGAAATTGAACTTGCTCGGGTTACAATGGATGAAAAATCATTTAACCAAGAATATTGTGCCACCTTTAATAATACTGGTGATGCTGTATTTTACAATTTTAATAGAGATATACATGTAACAGATAATTTGTTACCAATTGAGCCAGGTGAGCCAATACATATTAGCATTGATTTTAATGTTAAGATAATGGCTTCAACTGTATGGTGTCATAGAGGTAACCAATTACATGCATTGGATGAGTTTTATGGTAATGCTGATACTCATCAATTAATAAGATCTATAAAAGGTCGATATAAAAATAGAGATATAATATGTTATCCTGATGCTTCAGGTAGAGCAATGAAAACAAGTGCTGCTACAGGTAGTACTGATTTTAGTATATTAAGAAATGCTGGGTTTAAGGTGTTAGCTAGGTCAAAGCAACCACCTATAATTGATAGTGTTAATAGTGTTAATGCTTTACTAAAAGATGCTAAAGGTAATACAAGATTATATTTTAATAAAAATAAAACACCAAGAACAATTGCTTCAATTGAAACAACCACTTGGAAAGAAGGTTTTACTACAGGTATGGATAATGCCATTATAGATAAATCAAAAGGTGTTGAACACTTTTCTGATGGCATAAGATATATATGTGAATTTCTATACCCGATAGGTAAACATAAACCACAAGTTATCCGTGATAAAGGGTGGTCATTTTAAGCTGTGCTTATATCAATATACATAATAAAGTTAATCAATGGTAGCTATTAATCAAATGGCACTTTACCATTGGTGTTTAAGGCTTTTATTTAATTGTGTGGTCCGAAAGCCAATCATTCGGTCCGAGCTTTTTCAATTTTAACCGCCTAGAGCCTAGTAAAAACTATGTTTAGCCTGGTAAAGGTGGCTGTACGTACTGAGCGCTTTCAATTTGAATAGAACTGACTAAAAATAATGAGGCTCGGGGCGTTATGGGCTTGGGGCGTAAAAATAAAAAGGACCCGATCCCCCCTTCCCGGAGTCGGTCGGTTGGTCATTTGCACTTTCACACGATTCAATTTTTTTTGATTCCATCGACGGCTAATCAAAACTTTTTTTAATTTTAATTTGAGTAAGTTTGTAACTTCTCTACTAACGTTTTAGGAAAACACATAATGTCAATAAAATATACAAATAGTTCAATTGTTAAATCAGGAAGAACTACAAAAGGCCCGGGATATCCAAATGATGAATACCTGAGTCAAGTAAATGAATGGAAACGAAACAGAGCAGTTGTTCAAGGTCCATCATATACAAAAGATTTCGATACAGTACCAAGTTCTGATAATTTATTATTACCTTTTAACCCTACAATGACTCAATCTCAATATGATTTTTATAAAGCTGAGGCTGAAGTTCCAGGTGTTACATCAGAATTTGCTAAAATGATTATTGGTGGTTTATTACGTAAACAGCCATTATTAGAAATAAATAATGCACCTATAGAAGCTAAATCTTGGATTTTAGATGAAATAGGAAGTGATAAATCTAACTTATTATCATTTTTAGGAAATGCTTTATGGGAAGAAATGCAAACTTCAAGAGCATGGGTACAAATAGATTATCCAACAGTTGATTTAGAAAATTTAACACCTGAAGAAAGAAGACAGGTTAAACCTTATCCAATATTACATACAGCAGAAAATATTGTTAATTGGTCTATAGATACAGATTATAAAGGTCAAGTTAAATTAAATCAACTTATAACAAGATATTTTACATTAGAAGACGATCCAAATTCACCATATCATCCAAAATATATAGATACTGTACAAGTACATAAATTAGATGAAAACGGATTATATAATATTAATACATTTATTAGAAATACATCAGATACTCCTTCATTTATTGATGGTGGTATTGATTATAATTTTGATCAATTAACAGATGAATGGATTGCAAAAGGTACAAATAGTAATTTATTTATAAATGGTGATAGAATGGATTATATTCCATTTTTTCCATTAAACGGTTCAATTGATACGGTTGATCCTATGATGACACCTATTGTTAATAGAGAAATTGCTTTATATAATAAAATATCAAGAAGAAACCATTTATTATATTTATCTGCAACATATACACCTGTAGTTAAATCAGATTCATTATCAGATACTGAAAAGAACGATCTTGTAAGACAAGGATTAGGTACTTGGATGTTTGTTAATAAAGATGACAGTGTTGAAACATTACAAACACCTACAGATGCTTTAAAAGATATGGAAGCAGCTATTAAAAATGCATATGATGAATTAACTAGAATTGGTGTAAAAATGTTAAGCTTAGAGCCTAACAATTCCGATCAATCCGGTGTAGCTTTATCACTTAGAAACGCATCTCAAAATGCAGCACTTGCTACATTAAATGCAAAAGTTTCTGAGTCTATGAAAAAAATTATTAAACACATGATTAATTGGAGATATGATATAAATATTTCTGAAACTGATATAAGATTTAATTTATCTAGTGACTTTAATCCTAGTCCAAGAGGTTCTGATTGGATGAGATTAATAACTGAATGGTATCAAGGTGGATTAATTCCAAGATCAACATTTATAGAAATAGCAAAACATAATGATGCTTTACCAACTGATTATAATGATATTAGTGGTTTAGATGAAATTTCTAATGATGAAAGAATTATATCTCCTAGAGAACAATTTCAACAAGAACTTTCCTCTATTCAACAAGAAGAGGATTAATAGGGGGATTGTATGACTTGGTGGCAATTTAATACAATTATACTAACATTAATGTTAATATTGGCTTTATATCAAGGAGGCCATATTTAAGAAAGAAAATGAAATACACACTATTTATATTTTTAACAATATACTTAGCTTCTATTACTATACTTGCTGCAAAAGCTTATATGGTAATATAATTAAAATAAGGTAATGAATAATATGATAATAAACGATAGAGATAATTTACTAACAGATTTTGGTAAAACAACATTAAAAGACAGATATCTTTTACCCGAAGAAACATCACCACAAGAAGCATTTATGAGGGCTGCAAAAGCTTATTCAGATAATGAGGAGATGGCAAATAGGATATATGATTATGCCTCAAAAATGTGGTTTATGTATTCAACACCTATTCTAAGTAATGGAGGCACAGGTCGGGGTATGCCTATTTCATGCTTTTTAAATTATGTTGGTGATAGTAGAGAGGGATTAACTGGTCATTATACTGAAAATGCTTGGTTAACATCAATAGGTGGAGGTATTGGTGGCTATTGGGGTGATGTAAGGTCTGATGGAACAATGACTTCAGGTGGATCTCAATCATCTGGTTCTATACCCTTTTTACATGTAGTTGATTCAGAAATAATGGCTTTTAGTCAAGGTAAAACTAGGAGAGGTAGTTATGCTGCATATATGGATATATCACATCCTGAAGTATTAGAATTTTTAGATATAAGAAAACCATCTGGTGGAGACATACATAGAAAATGTTTAAATCTACATCATGGTATTAATATATCTAATGAGTTTATGGAACTTATTGATAAATGTATTAGTGAACCAACTTATGATGATACATGGAATTTAATTGATCCACATACAAAAGAAATAGTTAAAAAAGTATCAGCAAGAGAATTGTGGCAAAAAATACTTGAAAATAGAGTAGCCACTGGTGAGCCTTATGTTTCATTTATAGATCATATCAATGATGCATTACCTGAAACACAAAAAAATTTAGGATTGAAGGTACATCATTCAAATTTATGTACTGAAATAACTTTACCTACTGCTGAAGACAGAACTGCTGTATGTTGTTTATCAAGTGTTAATCTTGAAACATATGATGAGTGGAAAGATAATAAATTATTTATACCTGATTTAATTAGATTTTTAGATAATGTATTAACTAATTTTATTGAAAATGCTCCTGATCAAGTATTCAGAGCAAAATTTTCTGCAACACAAGAAAGATCTATTGGGTTAGGTGCTATGGGTTTTCATGCATATTTACAAAAATGTAATATACCGTTTGAATCTGCTTTGGCTAAAGCTAAGAATTTAAATATATTTAAACATATTAAATCTGAAGCTGTTACTGAATCTAAAAGATTAGCAATTAAAAGAGGAGAAGCGCCTGACATGGAAGGCACTGGTATGAGAAATGCTCATTTACTAGCTGTTGCACCTAATGCTTCTAGTTCAATTATTTGTGGAACTACTTCACCAAGTATTGAGCCTTATAGAGCAAATGCTTATGTGCAAAAAACAATGTCTGGATCTTTTTTAGTAAAGAACAAACATTTAGAAAAATTATTAGAAACAAAAGGAATTAACAATGATAAAACGTGGACTTCTATTCTTGCTAACCGTGGTTCGGTATTGCATATCAAAGATCTGTCAGATTACGAAAAAGATGTATTTAAAACTTCGATCGAAATTAACCAACAATGGATAATTGAACATGCTGCTGATAGACAAGAGTTTATTTGTCAAGGTCAATCATTAAATGTGTTTGTACCAGCTGATGTAAATATAAAAGAATTACACGATATACATATGTTAGCATGGAAGAAAAAATTAAAAACATTATATTATTGTAGAAGTGAAGCTATTAAAAGAGCTGAACTTGTATCATTAAAAGTTGAAAGAACAATAATACCTGAAGCTGATTGCTTAGCATGTGAGGGATAATGAAAAAACTAATAAAAAACTGGGGTTGGAGCAATATCATTTTAGGTGGTTTGCTAGGTGGTTATTTAGGTTATGTATTTATAATAGCCTTAATCAACACAATTTGTGATTGTATATAAAAAGGAAATAAAATATGAGTTTGTTTAAGACAAGAACACATTATAAACCGTTTGATTATGAATGGGCGTTTGAAGCTTATGACACAATGCAAAAAATGCACTGGTTACCAAGCGAAGTACCATTGCACGAAGACATTAGGGATTGGAATGAAAGATTAACTGATGAAGAAAAAAGTCTTATTAGTAATATTCTTAAATTTTTTACTCAAGGAGATGTTGATATTGCTCAAGCTTATTTAGATAGGTATATTCCTAAGTTTAAACCACCTGAAGTTAGAATGATGTTAAGTTCATTTGCTAATTCAGAAGCTAATCATGCACATAGTTATTCATTACTTAATGATACTATTGGTGAAACACAATTAACTAATTACAAGGCTTTTCAAGAATATAAAGAAATGTCAGATAAACATAATTATTTATTTAAATCTAAAGGATCTGGTGTTGAAGGATTAATAAGAGATATTGCTTGTTTTTCTGCATTTGGTGAAGGATTACAATTATTTGCATCATTTGTTATGCTACTTAATTTTCAAAGATTTGGTCGTATGAAAGGAATGTGTCAAATAGTTACCTGGTCAATAAGAGATGAAACACATCATGTTGAAGGTATGATAAAATTATTTCATCAACTTGTTAAAGAAAATCCTGAAGTATGGACAGAAAAATTTAAATCTGATATATATCAAACAGCTAGAGATATGGTAGATTTAGAAGATAAATTTATTGATCTTGCATTTAAAATGGGTGGTATAAGGGGTTTAAAATCTGAAGAAGTTAAAAAATATATAAGATATATTGCCGATAGAAGATTATTGCAATTATCTTTAAAACCAAATTATAAAGTTAAAGAAAACCCTTTAAGTTGGCTTGATTGGGTTATTAACGGTGTTGAACATGCAAACTTTTTTGAAAGTAGAGCAACTGAGTATAATAAAGGCACTATAACAGGAAGTTTGTGGGGTTAAAATGGTAAAATATGTTTTAATATTAATGTTATGTTCTGGAACAGCTGAAAAATGTTTTAAACCAGTTAAGCATGAATTTTTATTTGAAGATTATCATAGTTGTATAACAAATGGGTATATTTTATCAAATGATACATTAAATACATTTGGTAAACCTACTGTTAATTCAAATAGGTTTTATGTTAAATTTGCGTGTACTGAAAATACAGGAGAAAATACTTAAAATGGCAAAATACCGAGGTCGTACTGTTAAATTAAACAAACCTATGCGTGGTGATGTAAAAAAATTTAAAGTTTTTGTAAAAAATGCAAAAGGAAATGTAATTAAAGTTAATTTTGGTCATGGTGGTACATCAGCTAAAAAAGCTGGTCAAAAAACTATGAGAATAAGAAAAAATAATCCTGGAGCAAGAGCTAGTTTTAGAGCAAGACATAATTGTGCTAGTCCTGGTCCAAAAACAAAAGCAAGATATTGGTCTTGTAGAAAGTGGTAAATAAAATGGCTTATAAAAGAAAAAGTAAAATAAAAAAGAAAAGTTCAAGTAAAGTTAAGTTAACTGCAAAACAAATGAAGCTTCCAAAAGCTTTAAGAGATAAAATATTAGCTGCTAAAAGAAGAGGTAAATAATGGCTTATAAAAAGAAAAAAGGTAAAGCAGGAAAAGCTTGTTGGAAAGGCTATAGACGAGGAAAAGGAAATAGCTGTATTAAAATGAAAAAGAGGTAATATAAAATGGCAAGATGTTGTTGCGAAATAAGAAAAATAAGACGTCAAAAAATGACGATAAGAAGAAAAAGAAGAAAATAAATATAAATAATAACAATAAAGGAAAATAAAATGAGTGATAATAAAGATAAAGTTCAAGAAAGAACAATTAATATTGATGGTAAAGATTATAAAGAAAGTGAATTACCAAATACGGTTATAAATAATATAGCAATACTTTCTGATATTAATAATAAAAAAATGTTAACATCTATTGATTTAGATAAATTAAATATTTTATCAGCTACCTATTCAAAAAGAATATCTGATGAAATGAATAAACCAACTGAATCATCAAAAGAGGAAGATAAAACATTTGAAAATGAAAAAAGTTAATTAAGGAAATAAAATGACTATAAATGATGATGTATATTCAAAAACGCTGAAACACCGTGCGTTATTAACTCTTTACGAAAAGAGATTGGATACTGAAATTTCTAAAATTTTGGCATCACACAAAATAAGATTACAAAGAAAAGTACTTAATATAGGTACTGCAAATATTAATAAATTAAATAGATCTATTAATATTGAAATTCGTAAAACTTATAAAAAAATATATAAACAAGGCATTAGTGAATTAAATAAATTAGCAGGAGTAAGTGCTAGATTTTATAAAAATTTATTTACTAAAGCCTTATTTAATATTTATAAAGCAAAAGGTGTAAATGATACATTAAAGGTTAATGATTTAATCATAAAATCTAATGGTACATTTGGTTCACAAATTGCTTCTATAAATATACAACAACAAAGAAAAATAAAAGGCATTGTTAAATCAGGAATGATAGCTAATAAGGCTGTTATAAGTATAGCTAAAGATGTTGGTAAAACAGGATTAAGTTTATCATCTATTCAATTACAAACATTAACAAGAACAGCTATAACTGAAACTTCAAATTATGTAGCTAATCAAACTTATAAATTAAATGATGATGTAGTTAAGGGTTATCAATATGTTGCAACATTAGATTCAAGAACATCTTTAATTTGTTCTAGATTAGATGGAAAAGTTTATTCATTAAATAATAATATTGCACCAAAACCTCCTCAACATTTTAATTGTAGATCAACAACAATACCTATTATTAAATCTGTTAATGAATTATCAAATATTAAAAATAACAGATTACAAAAAAGAAAACTTGCAAACTTATCTAATAGCCGCCGTGCCTCTATTAATGGTCAAGTTCCAGCTAAAACAACATATGCTGAATGGTTAAAAAATCAAAGTAATGATGTTAAAATAGCTGTATTAGGAAATAAAAAAAGAGTTGATATATTTAATCAAGGTAAATTAAAATTATCACAATTTTCTAATAAGCAAGGAGTTCTTCTTTCTATAGAAGAATTAGAAAAATTGTCAAATTAATTTATGTTTATAAGTTATTGACATTATAAAATATAACTAAGGCCGTGTCCAAAGGAAATAAAAAATGGAAGATAATAAAATACAAGAAACAAAACAAGAAGAAACTAAAACAGAACAAGTAGATATAAAATCTCTTGTAGATGTTGAAGTTTCTAAAGCAATTAAAAATATAAAAGTTAATTTAGATTCTGCATACTCAGAGCGAGATGCTGCATTAGCCCAGGTTGAACAAGCTAAAGCCGATAAGCAAAAAGTTGAAATAGAAGCCTTAGAAAAACAAGGCAAACATTCAGAAGTTATGCAAATGAAATTAAATGAATTAACTGCTAAACTTGAAACTTATGAACAAAAAAATACAGAATTGAGTAGAGATAACGCTGTGCGAACTCAACTTAACTCTTTAAACTTCAAATCTGATAAAGCAGCTAAAATGGCTTATTCAGATATTGTAGGAAGTTTAAAGAAAGACGCTTCGGGAAATTGGATGCATGAAACTGGATTAAGTATTGAAGATGCCGTGTCATCATATGCTAAAGACGATAATAATGCATTTTTATTTTCTGTAAAAGCAAACGCAGGAACTGGAATAAATCCAGCTAAACCTGCATCAGGAAACAATCCTGTCAAATCTATAAAAGAGATGTCAACTGATGAACTACTTTCAAATATTGAAAAAGGTAACATTAAAGTTGACGGTGAATGGTCTGAATAGATCAAATCTTTTATAATAATAACCGTAACAATTATGTTACATAAATAATAAAAGGAAAATACAATGGCTGTAACAAGTTCAAACTTTAATAACATAGCTAAAGCTATTTCTGCTTATGCACAAGCAGATAGAGCAGACGCAGCGTTATTAACTTCTACTGCTTTAGTTGGTTCTGACGCAAGAATCACTGACTCAGGAGAAAACTACACAGGTACATTAAGATGGTTAGATTTTTCTGATCCTACAGGTTTCAATAAACAAAATGAAACTGCATCAGATAAAAACCTAAACACTATGGGTGTATCAAACAAATCTGCAGTCTATATCAAAAATATAGACCATATTGCTGCTGAAGAATTATCAGTTCAAAAACTTATTTCTAAAGTAGATGGACTATCTTACTTAGGTGGTCAATTTGCTGGCGTAAGAGCAAGAAGAGAAGATCTACAATTAAGATCAATTATGAATGGTGTTGCTGATAAAATATTCGGTTCAACTACTATTGGTGCTTCTGATGCTGCGGCAACTGTAAATACGTTTGGTTACTACACTGGTTCAGATTCTGGTTCAAATCCAAATGCTTTATTCTCATTAGAGACTAATGCAAATAAAAGATCTGCATTTTTTGATGTACTTTTAGACGGCATCACTGCTGTTAAAGGTGAATTCGAAGAGCCTTTCTACTATTTAGTAATTGATACTGCTACTTACAACACTATGAGAAAACAAAACGTTCTTGACGTTGCTCCAGTTGTTGATGGTAACTTTAACTTTAATACTATTCTTGGTGGAAAAATTAGACTTATTGTTAACAACCAATCATTAACTGCAAACTTACCATCTGGTTTAAAAGTTTCTTACTTAGCAAAAGCTTCTGCTGTGCATTATTCTGAAATTGCACAAACGAATCCAACTGCTCTTGAAAGAGATGAATTAGCTGGAAACGGTGGTGGACTAGTAACTATTATCTCAAGATGGGGTAATATTATGCATCCAAAAGGAATGTCATGGGCTGGATCAGCAACTGCATACCCTGCAAACTCTGATCTTGCTACTGGTTCTAATTGGACAGTTCATGCAACTAATGTTAACCAAATGGGTATGTTCCCTATATTCCACGGTTAATTATTATAACTATTAGATACGGAGAAATATAATGGCTTTACAAAAAGGAGTTAATTCATTTGTAACTGTACAAGAATCTGATGACTATTTTAATGATAGACTTTATTCAGATACTTGGTTTAGTTCAGATGCATTAGTAGAACAAGCTTTAGTAACAGCCACTGGAATTCTTGATGACATGGATTGGGGCGGAACGGCTACGCCTACTGCCTCATATCCTTTATCTTGGCCAAGAGATATAACTTATTACGATAATAAGTCAGGTTACTATACAGATTTAACAGATGATAGATCTGCTACTTTTTATGGTACAATTCCAGAAGATATCAAAAAGGCAACTTATGAGTTGGCACTTCATTTAATAAGTAATATGAAAACAGCTGAAAGTAATGCATCTGGTGAAAATAAAGTTAAAGACTTAACAGTAGGATCCGTAAGACTTATCTTCGATACTGCTAGTGGAGTTGATAATTTTAAAGAGTTACCAGATTCTGTAATTACTATTATAAGTAAATATTACAATGAAGAATCAACAACCGATAACAGAGGTGTCCGAGTTAGTGGAGGTGCTTAATGAGTTATAAAACACTTATTAATAACAACATCACTAATGCATTTAGTTTAGTTGGAGATTTAGCTGAAGATATACAGTTTACAAATATAACCGTTACTGGTTATAATTTTAATACACAAACTGTAAATAGTTCAAGCACATCACCAATTACAGTAAAAGGTATTATCAGCAAAAGTTATAAAACTAATGATGATAAACCAAGATTAAATGCGGATATAATGTTAAAATCTACTGATATTGATTCTAAAGTTTTAGACAATTATGACAGTGTTATATTTGGCGGTAAAACTTATTCAATTAATAAATATGAAGATAACGGTTACTTACTAAGTATTGAAGTAGGAAGGGAGATTTAATATGGCAACAATATCACAATTATTGACTTCTGTAGAAAATCTTTTTACTACAAGTACTTGGACTTCTCATAATATAAAAGCATTTCCTGCAAACTATCAAGGCGAATTAAACGCTGATGAATGGGTGCGGGTTAGTGTATTGCCTTTTTCATCCGAACTTGCTTTTAATACTGATGTATCAGCTAATGGACAAGTAGTATGTCAAATCTTTGTGCCAGCAGGCCAAGGAATGAAACGTGCTTATGAAATTGCTGATATATTAAAAAGCTTGTTAGATAGGAAAGAAATTTCTGGGTATCTGCAAACAACTAATAGCTTTATAACAAACATCGGAATTGACGCAAAAGATTCAGGTTTATACAACGTGAATTATACTGTCAATTTCATTTCAATTTAACCAAAAATATAAAGGAAAAATACAATGGCTCTAATATCAAATATAGGTGCTGGAATTTTCACTAGTCTGAAATTCAAAGCGGATAATAACTTTACGTTACCAACTAATGACACAACTCACCAAGCATTTATTGCTAGTAGTGGTGACTTTAATGGTTCAACTGCGGTTACTAATGTAAGAGAGTTTCCATCTTTTGGAAAACCTGCTAATATTGTAAATGTACCAAGTTATGGTCAATCAGTTAGTTCTCAAATTCAAGGACAATCTGATGCTCCAACTATGGAATTTACAGTAAACTATGTACCTGGATCGCATAATGCTATTCAAGCACTTGTGCAAGATGGTAATACATATGTTTATCAGATAGATGTTAAAAACGCTGAAACAGGCGATAACGCAGCATTTTATGTAAAAGGACAATTTGCATCATTTGAAGTATCTCCAAACTTGACTGATTCTAATCAGGCAACTATTACGATGAGTACTCAAGGTGATTATGTTGGCCCTTTCACTGATTAATAAATTTTTTATGTTGGGGTGTAAAAGCCCCAGCATACAATTAGTATAAGGATAAAAAATGAATGATAATAAACCGTTTAATAAATATTATGTGTTAAGAATAACTTCTTTACATATAAAAAAAGCAATTGATACATCTATAAGAAAAACGTATGAGCGTTTAAAAGATGTTACAACTAAAGTTGAAGTCTTTGAAACATTAGATGTTCTACATAAAATTAGAAAATTAATGGAAGACTTTGAATCAAATAATAAACATTTATATAAAAAACCAGAAGAGGTAGAGAATGAAACACATAAAGATAATAGACATAACGAAGAAAATCCCGTTCATGGGACAGGAAGTGGAAATAAAACAACTGACAGTTAAAGCTGTTAAAGATTTACAAAAAAGTTTAGATGCAAGCAAAGATGATGTATCTGGTTTAGCTACTTTAAGTTCAATATTTAAATCAACTGTAATTGGCGCTGAAACTATGAAAGATAAAGACTTTGAACAGTTCCCAATACAAGCATTAACAGAATTATCAAATGAAATACTTGTTTATAATGGTCTTGGTGCTAAAGATGATAAAGGTGGTGAATTGGGGAAGAAGAATTAGCAGAATATGAAATGGCACACCAATTAGGTGTAACTTTAGATGTTATATATAATATGTCATTTAAAGAATATATTGGTTGGGTTTCTTATTTTAATAAAAGACCTTATGGTTGGCGTGATGATCATAGATCTGCTATAATAGCACAAACAACTTATCAAGGTACTAAACCTTTAAAAATAAAAGATTTGTTTCCATCTTTAAAATTATTAGAAAATAGTTCAGATAATCAAAATATTAAATTAAAATTAGGGTTTGAAGAATTAAAAAATATGGTAAATAAAAAATCTAAAACATAATAGATATGGCGGGG